CACTTGGACATTGCTTGGAACTGATAGACCCCCACGGCTTAAAGGAATTATGTGATCGACCGTTAAATCATTTGCCTTGCCACAATAAGAACAAAATGGTTGCACACTCCGCGCCCATTTACTAAGTGCCACCCACTCTTTGTCATACCCGCGAGCGATACGACTAGGGCGTTGTGATTCTTTTCTGCGTTGACATTGTGTGCATCGTTTAGTTCTTACAACAACTCCACAATCAATGCAGGGCTTAGGAAGTAATGCCATCGTTCTTGACTAAGTATTCAATCGCCATAGCGAGGCGGGTGGGGGAGTCCTTAAAGAATCCAAGACCTGAGTTGCAATACTGACAAAGCAATCCACGAACTTCTAATGTTTCGTGGTTGTGATCGACTCTGAATTTGTTTTTCGATTCAGTAATGTGAATACCGCAAATCGCGCAACAACCGTTTTGTTCAAATAAAATCTCATCGTATTGTTTATTAGCTTTCCTAATAACCTTCCGATGTATATTCCGACAACTTCTGCAAATCGGATGTCGTCTGTTCGCTGCTTTATTGGTGTGCCTAAATTCTGTTACGGCTTGAATACGAAGACATTTGCGACACTCTTTAAGAGAGTCATTCAACATCCTCATCTTCATCATCTTCCATTTCAAGACCAACAACACTCATGCGGTCTTTCTCAGGTAGCGCCATATACAGTTGAAGAACACTTACAACTGCGCGGTTGAGTAGGGATTCGATCGCATCAAATGAGAGGTCTGAGTCAGTAGCCAGCTCGGTCTCTATTTCCCCGATTCCGATGCTGATGTTTAGAGCCATTGGTTTGCTCCCATCTGAATCAAGGGATGGCAAACGCTGATGCGAAAAGCATAACAAATTTGTGCCGACATTTCTCAAGTCCTCTCTGTCACTTGAGTCTTCAGGGCTTGAACTATTGAAGCCAAGTCGTAAAGACTTCCCCTGCGTTCGATGTCGTATTTCTTGACGACTTTGAGGACATCTCTCTGAGTCATCTGTAACCATAAAGCAATCGCCTCAAGGTCTAGGAAGAATCTTTTATTGGGGTTTGACATTGCCAAAGCCACCAATCGCAAGACCGACCAGGTTTGTTTGCATCCGAAACAACTCACATCGTTTTGCAACTGTTCGACATCGATGACAATAAACTTCTTGCAATCATCAGTCGGACAAGGAATTCGTCGTGCTTGTTCCCGAAACTTCTTAGTCGCCGCTCTCCCCTTGGCGTGGAGGCTAAGAACTTCCGAGCTGAATTCTACCGCCCAATCCTGCGACAAAGACCAGGAAAGGTGGACAAGATGGAAGTCGCAGGTCGCCTGGACTTCAATCTCGGTGTTCTCCGCCTTTGGCACATAGGCAGGCGGGGTCAGGTTTCGATCCTTGCGAACTATCTGTTCCCATCCGTGAAGGATTGCAAGAAGGTCGGTCGCAAGCGAGAAGTCCAGGGCGCTAACATTGATGCCGATTGACCGCTCGCTAGAGACAAAGCCGGAGCCGGTTCTTGATGGCTCAAGGTAAAAGCCCGCCTCGAACTGCAACTGAGGCAGTTCAATCAAAGCCCCCTTAACCTTCAGCTCGCAGATAACGCAGGTGCCTTCTCGCTTAGAAGGGCGGTTGCAGATTCGACAGGTCATTGACCTTCCTTTCAGGTTTCTCCCAGTAATTCGGAATCTCGGTATCAAACAAAACTGTGCCGGTGCATAGATGGTCGGTAAGGATGCGGATGTTCTTCTTGCGCCCACCCTGGATTCGGATAAGGCTTCGCTCGACCGCCTCAAAGGAAACGGCGGTTCGGTGGCACTCATAGGTCTTGCGACCACTAAGGATGGCAACGATTTCTTCTTCAATGGTTAGGGTCTTCTTATCTAGCCTCTTGGCAAATCCAGCCCAGGAGATTCCCTCCCAAACCACGGCACCGCATCGCCGGCAATTTATGGGTTTGAAATTTTCATTCATAAGTGAACCGATTTCGGTGCTGAACCGAACCGAACCTGAACCCCTCTAAAGAGGGGGTTCAGAGGTTCGGTTTTCCGGTGCTGTTGCCGGTTTTCGTAGGTTCGGTTAGGTTCAGTTAGGTTCAGTTGCATCAGGACTCCAAACTTGAACATCGTTGGCTAGGAATTGACTCTTGTGAGAGTAAAGATTCTTCTGACCGACCTGACGGACAGAAACAGAACCACGAGCGACAAGACCTTCAAGGGCAGTTCGCACCATATCTGACCCCATTCCGATTCCTTCATCTCGAAGCCGTGACTTGATTTCATTGAAGTTCATCTCGTATCCGTGGCGCTCTAAGAAAGTGCTGACCTGCTCCATCCTCTGATCGGCAGATGAAACCTGAATCGAACCGCCGGTGATACTGACCGAGATGTGACCGTCACCGACAGAGCGGATGTTGGCAACGCCGACGGTCTTGGCATCGGTGCAGATGGCACGGACAAAGCCTGGTCGATCCTTCGTGCAAGTTATATCTAAGGCACCGTCAATGCCACGGCCGAAAGGCAATGACACCGAGACGGCAAAGGCCGCACCATCGATGTCGGCTCGCTTTGCCTGAGCGCCGATAGCGTAATTGCCACGGTTGTCCTTAGATTTCGTCACATGGTCGATGGTGAGGATGCCAGCGCCACCGACACGAAGCGGGCGAAGAACCGTCTGTGAGAAGGTGGTCGCATCCTTGTTCTTTTCAAGGTCTAGGTTCATCAAATTCATCGCTGCATTTACGCCGTCAACGACGATGAGCGTTGGCAGATAGGCCATTATCTCGGTTCGCATTAGTTCGGCGACCCCTGGCTCGATTGCTTGGTCAGGGTTGGCATAACGGAAGAATTTGAACTTATCGGTTGGCACCTGCATTGTCTTAAGGCGATTGAGGATGCCTCTTGCCGAGTCCTCAAAATCAAGATAGAAGACGATGTTGTTCTTCTCTAGCTCTTGGCGGATTGCTTCTAGTGCAAGCCAAGTCTTGCCTGACTCTGATTCGCCAAAAATGGCATTTATCTTGCCCGAATAGAGCAGGCAGTTGCCATCCTCTCTGCGAAGCATTGTTGGCGGGTTTTCATCTTCTAGGTCAATTTCTGAGAGTTGCTTTGGTATCCAAGAAGACTCAATGACTTCGCCTTCTTCGTTGTGAAGCTGAACCATTGATGGTGCGTGAATCTCTAGCGTTCCGAGTTCTTTGCGGGCTTCGCCGTAGCCAAGGCTTCGCAAGGCTTTGGCAGCAGCCGAGAAGTCTGCGCCGTGTTCGACTAAGGCATAGACGGCAAACTTTGAATAGGCTCTTTCGGGTTCGAAAATGGTTGAGGATGAGAAGACGAAGAACTTATCAATGCCGGCGTGATTTGTTGTGGCGCTGATGCCTTCGCTCTTGCCTGGTCTTCTCCAAGCCGTCACCCCTGCCCGATTAGTGTGAACCTTTGTCCATCCCAAAGGTGTGAGAATCTGATCCCAGGTAACTTTTGCGTTGTAATCATCACCAGGAGTTAGACCTTCGCCTTTGGGTTTGAGTTCTTCCTGGATGTTCTCTTGCTTAGGAATGGCATCAAAGGTGGCAAACAAAGAGTGCAGTTGAGCGCGTTCGGCGACCGTCAAGGTCGGGATTGACTTCGGCCCGCCATTTAGCATCTTCCAATGCCCGCCTGATGGATGGCAGGTGCCATTTGTAGGAGCGACAATGACAAAGCCACCTTCGCCTCTTGTTTCGGCTAGGACATCAATTCGATCGCCCTCACCTGGCCTTCTTGCGAGCTTGGTATTTCCTGGCACTTCGCCATCTATGCAATAGAGCCAATGCAACCCGCCCGATGGTGTCATCTCTACATAACCATTGTTAATGCGCTCCCAAACTTCACCAAGGCCAGCGTTATGGGCCATCTCTTTGAGTTCAATGTGGAGTTTGTCGGCGACAGCGCGGCCCTCCAACTCAAGCATCTCTAAGTTGCCCGATACTTTTCCACAGATAACGCCAACACCTTGAGCATCTGAAAACCAGGTCATCAATTCTTCGGTGTTTGGTCTTCTCTCTTGGTATTGCTTCCAGGTAGAAACCCCAGGGCGCTTTGATCCGTCGGTGGCAACTGGAACGACTGAGATGCCTTCATTGGCAAGTTCAAGTGCGGTTAAAAGGATGTCAGTTTTCATTTTGTCATCCGCCCAATAATCCACTCGACAACAGGCACAGCGACCGCATTGCCCATTTGTTTATAGCGGTGCGAATCGGCTTGGCCATCTGTCCATCCATCAGGAAAGCCTTGCAATCTCTCGCACTCAGTTGGTGTCAGGCGACGGACAACGCTTGCATATTGAATTGCTGGGACCGTATTGCCACCAGCATTGGCTTTCAAAGGCGGTGTTCCATCTTTTGTTATTCCTAAACCATAAGATGCGGCCCCTTGACCTGATGAAAAACCAATTATTGAATTTTTTTCTACTTCCCTCGCATCATCTATCGGAAAAATCGCAGGCACATTTCCTCCCCCAGTTCCCCATCGTTGAATTACTGTTTGCATCACAGAATCTTCATAAACTCTGACATCACCAACGCGAGTGCCATCAAGAATGAAAACTGTGTGAAAATTGCTCGTTGCAAGTGTGAATGCCTTGTCATCACTCAAAAGAAATCCCTTTCCCCCACCAGCTTTTCCTTCTCTTTCTCGCATTAAAATCACAACTGTTGTTCTTGTATCACCGCAATCAAAACCGTTTAATGTTGGCACAACCCCCCCCCGCAACCCAAGTCTCAAAATCTTCGTTAGTCTGCGCTCTCTTGACTTTCGTGAACCACATTCTCAAGCGCTTTTCGTAATGGCTCCGGCAGTTGCTTTCCTCGTCTTCCCGCCCTGCGCAAGATACCCTGCGCGGCCTTCTGCGATAGCGAGTATTTCTTCAGGTGATCGCCCTGAGTCTCCAAGACATCCGACAATGAAGACTCGACGACGGCGTTGGGGAACTCCAAAGTATTGAGCATCAAGCACCCGCCATCCCACGCGATACCCGCGTTCGACCAACGCTTCAATGACGACGGCCATATCTCTTCCGTTATTCGAGGAAAGAAGACCAGGCACATTTTCGAGGATAAACGACTGCGCTCTTGTTTCGTCAAGGAGTCGGCAGATTTCCCAAAAAAGTCCACTCCGTTTTCCTGCCAATCCTGCTCTTCTACCGGCAACCGATAAGTCTTGACAGGGGAATCCTCCTGTAATGATTCCATCGGTAGGATCAAATCCTGCTTGTATAAGTTGCTCACCTGTTACCCCCTGGATGTCGCCGAAAATTGTGGCGTTCGGAAATCGCCTTCTCAAAACATTCTGTGCGTTCTTATCCCATTCGACCGATGCGGCTACAATGTAGCCACAACGCTCTAAAGCCAAATCAAATCCGCCAACGCCGGCAAAGAGTGAAACTGCCGTTCTCATATTGACCACCATCCCCGAATCGTTCCTCCCTGTGGGCAGATATTCCAATCTGCCTTCCCATCTGCAATCCATTGCCGATGAAGCCTTGCTTGTTCTTCAAAATCTGTCTCGTGGGTATCGCGCCCGCAATCAGGACAGATTTCTTGCCCGACATATTCGTAAATATGACGGCACTTCAC